TTGGTCTGTATAGATCTACCGCAGTTCCTGCCAGAAATACTATCTCTATCGCAAAGACTGCCGGAGATCCAGAAAGCATCCCTGGACAATACATTCACATTGTTGCTCCTGTTGGTAATGTTTCATCCAACTCTTATGATTCTACCACAGGAACTCAAACATTCAACTGCTCCAACCCCCATGGATTAGTAGCAGGAAATAGATTTAGAGTAACTGACAGCAGTAACAATAATCTTGGTGATTATCTGGTTAAGTCAAGAGTTGGTGTTAATACTTTCACTGCTGTTACTAATGCAAGTCTGTCCGCAGAATATATTCTCAAGCACGGCATGTCATCGAATGATGGTGTATCTGACCCAACTGAAGAGAATATTGATGCTCGTGGTGTTTCATTGTTCGATTCTGAATGTCTGAGACTTGGTGGATTTAATGGTGATACTAAGTTACAGGTAACTTCACCACATTCTGGTATTGCAACCACTAAGAGATTCCCACTCGGTTCTTATCTTCAGATTGATGAAGAGATTATGAGAGTTGTAAGCAGCACCATTACAGGTGTTGGTAACAATGAAATAACTGTTGCTCGTGGAGCATTAGGAACTGGAATTAACACTCATGATGCCGGATCTTTACTGCACAAAGTAGATCCAGTCGCAATTGAATTCCGTAGACCATCCATCATTCGTGCTTCTGGTCACACATTTGAATATCTTGGATATGGTCCTGGTAACTACTCAACCGGTCTTCCACAGGTTCAGGATAGAACCCTAAGTGAGACTGAAGAGTTCCTCTCTCAGGCACAAGAAAGAAGGGGTGGTGTTGTTGTCTACACTGGTATGAACAACAAAGGTGACTTCTATGTTGGTAACAGAAGAACATCATCTGCAACCGGTGAAGAAAGAACATACGACATCCCAGTTTCCACGGTTACTGGTGAAGATCCCTCTAGATTAAGTGTTGTCTTCGATGAAGTTACCGTCAAAGAAAGACTTGTAGTTGAGGGTGGAGATTCTGGACAGATTCTTTCACAGTTCGATGGTCCTGTTACTCTGAACAAAGAGATTACTACCAAGGATCTTGTTACCTCTAAGGGTGCTGTCAAGATTAGTAATGACACTCAATCGACAACCAAGACAACTGGAGCACTTGTTGTTACCGGTGGTGCTGGTATTGGCAAGAACCTGAATGTTGGTGGAGACTTAAATGTTGATGGCAACACCAATTTTGATTATAACATCACTGGTGCTGGTGCTACCTTCGGCAATATTCAGATTGCAATCACCGACGATAACACACTTGATACAAGCACGGGTGATTTAAAAATCGATGCTGCCACCAATAGAATTGCCGTTAATGCTGATTTGAGTGTTGATGGTGAGTTAAATGTAACCGGCATTTCCACATTCCGAGCCAATGTAAATCTACTTGATGATGATAGATTAAGACTTGGAACAAATCATGATTTACAACTTTATCATAATGGGTCTAACTCGTTAATCGAGGCGAATGGTGTTGGAGATTTATACATTGACTCTCAAAACAGTAATGATCTTTACTTGAGAAGTGCGGATGATGTATTCATTCAACCTCAGGGTGGTGAAGACGGCATTAAAGTTATTGGCGATGGTGCAGTAGAACTTTACCACAATAATGCTAAGAAACTTGAAACTATTAGTGATGGTGTCAAAATTACTGGAGAACTTCAGGTCACCGATGATATTACTGCATTCTTCTCATCTGATGAAAGATTGAAGTTAAATATTACACCGATCAAAGAACCTCTTGCTAAAGTTCTTTCGATTAGTGGTAATACATTCACCTGGATTGAAGGTGGTGTTCACGAGGGTGAAGATACTGGTGTTATTGCACAAGAAATCGATGCTCTTGGACTTCCTGGACTCACAGTTACGAGAGAAACTGGTTACATGGCAGTCAAGTATGACAAACTCACTGCACTACTGATTGAAGCAGTTAAGGAACTATCAGCCAAGGTTGATATTCTTGAGCAAAAATTATCAGATAAATAACTAAATGGAGATCCTAAAGCATTCTAAAGTAGATGGCAAATTATAAGAAGTCCTTTAATTTTCGCAATGGTGTCCAAGTTGATAATGACAACTTCATAGTAGATGCGAATGGTCTGGTCGGAATCGGCACATCGATTCCGGGCGAGTTTCTTGATGTAAGAGGAACTGCAAAGGTCAGTGGTGTTGTATCGACAACGGACTTATTTGTCACTGAGGACGTATTCATATCGGGTGTATCGACATTAACCGTATTAGATGCAACCAGTCTTAATGCAACCGGTGTTGTAACGGCACAGCAATTTATTGGTGATGGTAGTTTACTATCGGGTGTTGTTGCTGTTGCAAGAACTGGATGGTCTATCACCGACGCAGGAATCTCCACCATAGCTAATGTCGGGGTAGGCACAACCAATCCGGTATCCTTATTACAAATCGGTGATGATCCAACATCAGCAACTTATGGTGTTGGTATTGATTCAACTGGACAAGGTAACTTCACAGGTATTGTAACCGCAAGTTCATTCAGAGCAACTGGTATTGTAACTGGTTCGAGTTTGCTTGCATCCGGACTTTCAACATTCTTCTCCGATGTTGATTTAAAGAGTAACCTAAACCTTACAGGTTTCTCCACATTTTCAAATCGTGTTGCCATTGGAACTGATACTGCCGCAAATTATCAACTGGAGGTTCAGGATAATTTAAATATTCGTTCAACACCTACCGGAATTGCTAGACTTCTTTTTAACGGAACTGGAACTCGCATATCGTATAGTAATACCACGGGACATTTAAGTTTCATCACTAATGGTTCGGAGCGTGCGCGTTTCAATTATCTTGGTGGATTAACCATCCTTGATGGAGCATTGCAATCAAATGGTGGAGTAACTCAACTTTCTGGAGCAAATTCAACAGGACAAAGTTTAATTGTTTCTGCCGGAAGTTCATTCTCCAATGTATCAATTACCGGTGTTTGCACTGGATCATCATTCACTGGATCTACATTTACAGGATATCTGAGTGGTATTGCACAAACCGCAGGATTTGCATCAACTTCATTCGGACTTACTGGAACTCCCGAGATTACAGTAGGAAACATTGTTGGTTCATCTGCAACTGTAACCGCACTGGTTGTTGATAATAAGATTGGTGTTGGTTCTGATACTCCTGCTGCTGATATTGAAGTTAGAAAGACATCAAACGCAGCAGTCGATGTTATCACATCTCTCAGCACCGCGAGAATTAGTGTCGGACAATCTGTTGGAACTGGTAACAGCAGTGGTGTTTTAAGTTTCAACTCAGGAACACTCAGCCTTTCCAATTATGACCTTGGTGGTGTTAATGTCAATCTTCATTCTGGATCTGGTTCTGGAACGACAGAAAGTTTCAAGGTTCGTTATGACGACAATACCAAGTTCGAGACCACATATGATGGTAAGGTCGGTGTAAATCGTCATGGTATTGCACTCACACGAGAACTAGAAGTCGGTGGAAATGTATTTGTCAGTGGATATGGTCAGTTCTCGGGTATTGTAACCGTAGGACAAGGTGCTAATCAACTCACTCTGGGTGATGGTAGTGCTCTGCCAATTTCTAGCAGTGCAGTTATCAACATAACCAGTGGTATTACTACATTCAATGATGTTCTTGTCAGTCGCAATTTTAGAGTTGGAACTGGTATTGCCACATTATCGGGTGATACTTTTGTTGGAGGAAAGTTAGGAGTTGGAACAGCAAGTGATGCTGGATTCCTTGGTGCTTATGCATCTACAATCTTTGGTGATTTTTACTCCACGGGTGCGATTGTTGCCAGAACCAACCTTGGAATCACCACAAGATCTAATGGTTCATTACAAGATGACCCGAGAACAATTCCATCAGGATTAAGTCAAACTGTTCCAGAAGTTTCATATGGAAACTTCCAAGCAGATGGTGGTTCTTTCACAATGTTTGGAAGTTCCGGACTATTCGTTCCTACCGTTGGTGTTGCAACCGTAGGATACGGCGAAACTAACATGGCAATGACTTCAAGTGACCATGATAGTTCTAAGTATCTGACCAGAATCGGAATCAATACTTACTTTGCAAGATCTGTTCTTGATGTTGGTATGGCAAGCACCACAATGAGCAGTTTTGTTATCTTACCTTCACTTAATAATGAAGAATTAGACATTGTTGCTAATCTCCACACTGGAAATGCTGGTGGTAATCAGAATGTAAATCCAGTTCAATCTGGATTCGGAACAGCAACTGCTAAGAGACTTCTTTCTGATTCTGGTGTTCCTGGTGGTTCTGTTGTTTATAACAATGAATCCAGAAGACTCAATGTTAGCACAGGTGGCACGGTATTCTGCGGTGTTGCAACAATGACTCAGAACCAATCTGGATATGATGCACTTGCACTTCCTACATTCAATAGCACAAAGAGAAACTTAATGAGTGGTTATGGTAACCTTCCCAAAGGTGCAATCATGTATAACACAACCACAAATAAACTTAACTTCTGGAATGGTTCTGCATGGGAAGCAGTAACAAGTTCAACATAATAACTTGACAAGTCTCTGAAAACCCTATAGACTACCTTTGTCTGGGTTGAAGAGGAGGCTCTAGGACACTTAAAGAACCGTCCACTGGGTAGCACTGGGGACGGTTTTCTGCTATAATATCTACATTGATACGGAGACGACTTGACCATCACCCTTCGACCACACCAGCGTAAAGCAGTCAATGCGATGTGGGACAACAGCAAAGGTCAGGTCATCATCCCTACGGGTGGTGGTAAGACCATCTGCATGATTCAGGATACCATTCATCAGCAAGCGATTCCATCTGGTGTCACCACTGTTGTTGTTGCTCCTCGTATTCTTCTGGCAGAACAACTGTGTAAAGAATTTCTTGAGTTGGTTTCTACCACTCACACACATGTGATGCATGTTCATAGTGGTGATGTTGAGTATTTCCACACCACCAAACCTGAGCAGATTCACATGTTTGCTAATGTTGCACGGACTGCTGGTGAGAACTGCATTATCTTCACCACTTATCATTCCCTGCATCGTATTCAAGAGGCAGACATTGAAGTGAACAGCATTTACTTTGATGAGGCACACAACTCTGTTCAACGTAACTTCTTTCCTGCAACTGAGTTCTTCAGTAATGATTCTGATCGTTGCTATTTCTTCACTGCAACTCCTAAGCATTCTCTGTCTGTATTCAAACCAGGCATGAATGATACTGCTGTTTATGGCAATGTCATTTGTAATGTTCCTGCTCCTCAGTTGGTTGAGGAAGGTTATATTCTTCCTCCTAAGGTTGTGGT